GACGGAGATCATTGCCGTGCTTGATGGCGAGTGGGCGGAACCCGGCATCGATGACCATCCAGATGTCACCGTCATTTATCACTCAGAGAGCATCGGGCAACGAGCAGCGACGAATGAAGCAGCACGCCTCAGCCGTGCCAAGTATGTGATGAAGGTCGACGCGCACTGTGCATTTGATGAGGGGTTTGATGTCAAACTTCTCGCGGATATGCAGGACGACTGGACGATGGCGCCGACGATGCGCAATCTACATGTCTTCAACTGGGTCTGCCCCGACGGGCACTCACGCTATCAGGGACGTAGCGGGCCGTGCTTGGAAGATGGTTGCGGAAAAGATACAGTCAGAGACATAGTTTGGATTGCGAAGAAGAGCCCACAGAGCACTTCGTATCGCTTCGACAAGGACTTACATTTTCAATACTTTGGCGAATATAAAAAGAAGCAGAAAGGGCAACTTGTTGAGAGTATGTCTCTGCAAGGCTCATTCTTTTTATTGACACGCGAGAAATACTGGGAACTGAACATCTGCGACGAAGGCCACGGGTCGTGGGGGCAGCAGGGAACCGAGGTTGCCTGCAAGACATGGCTATCGGGCGGACGGGTAATCATCAACAAGAACACGTGGTATGCCCATATGTTTCGGACACAGGGTGGCGACTTCGGTTTTCCTTACCCGAATCCTGGCGTGCAGAAAGCCCGCGACTACTCGAAGAAACTGTGGTTGGAAAACAACTGGCCCCTGGCGATACATAAACTGGATTGGCTCACCACGAAGTTCAAAGCACCCGACTGGCACGTCAAACCGCCACCAACACCGGCTCCCGGTGGGCTGACAAAGGGCATCATCTTCTATACCGACAATCAACTGAATTTGAAAATCGCCCATCGTGTGCAGCGGCAACTAAAGCGTATCGGGTTGCCTATTGTGAGTGTATCGTTAAAGCCAATGACCTTCGGGAAGAATACGTGTTTGCCGTTGAAGCGCGGGCATCTCACGATGTTCAAACAAATCCTGACAGCACTAGAAGCCAGCACCGCAGACATTGTGTACTTCTGCGAGCATGATGTCATGTATCACACGGCACACTTCGACTTCGTGCCGGAGAACGCAGAGACGTTCTATTACAATACGAATGTCTGGAAAATTCGTGATGACAATCTGGCGCTCTGGGTCGATAACTGTCGACAGGTGAGTGGTATTTGTGTGCATCGGTTAGCTGCTATTCAGCACTATAGAGAACGTATTGCTTATGTCGAGGAACACGGGTTCCAGAGGAAGATGGGATTCGAACCAGGCACCCATGACCGTGTCGCGTTCCCCACACGCTTTACCTCCTCCGCATGGCAAGCAAAATATCCGAATCTCGATATTCGACATAATAATAATCTGACTAGGAATCGGTGGAGCCCCGACCTCTTTCGCGACAAGAGAAATTGTCAGGGATGGACAGAAACGACCGTGGATAAAATTGATGGGTGGGAAGAGATGGGTACCGTATCATGCTGAGTGTTATTATCCCGAGTCGCAGTCCACAATATCTTCAACAGACGATTGACGACCTGCTGGAAAAGGCGGAGGGGTCTGTTGAAATTATTGTCGTGATGGATGGTCAGTGGGCACTGCTCAGAGACGATCCCCGTGTGATTATTCTGCATCACGGAGGCGTGCATCTATCTAAAGGGATGCGAGCGAGTATCAATGCGGGTGTGGCCATCTCGACGGGCACACACATCATGAAGATCGACGAACATTGCACCGTCGGCCAGGGCTATGATGTCAAACTTAAAGCCGATTGTGAGGAGAACTGGGTTGTCATCCCACGACGCTATCGGCTGGATGCAGAGACATGGTCATTAGTTAAGGACAAACGCCCACCGATTGATTACATGTACATCGCGTATCCCTATGAGCGTAAGAACGATAGGACATGTGGGCTGCACGGAGCCCTATGGAAGCGCCCCGAGCGTGAGGATATTCTCATCGATGATACCATGTCTTGGCAGGGTTCCTGCTGGTTCATGCACCGCTCGTATTGGGATTGGCTGATTGTGGAATTGGATGACGTGAACTATGGGACATTCACACAGGAAGCCCAAGAGATTGGTATGAAGGTGTGGCTGTCGGGCGGCCGTCTTGTCGTCAACAAGAAGACATGGTATGCACATTGGCACAAAGGGAGGAAGGGTAAGGGCTACGGGTTCTCCAATAAACAATATCGCGAACACATGGATGGCACTGAACAGGGACGCCTCTATTGCATTGACTACTGGATGAATAACCAATGGGAACTGCGCATCCACGATTTCGCGTGGTTGCTGGAAAAGTTCTGGCCTGTTCCGACATGGAAAGACACCTGGCGCGAGGATGTTATCCGCGATGGTCTAGAGGAAGACCCGGAAATTATTGCTAAAGGATCACAGTGGATTAATAAATTCGACAAGAATGCGGCGACACAAGTTAAACGCGATGCGATGATGAAGGAAAAATAAGAATGCCAATTGTTGGACATGGAGACATCGCGAGTGTTCTGACTGACCGAGAAGACCGAATTTACTTTGCGAGTGGTGTATCGAATAGTCAAGAGACACGCGAGAGTGAGTATGCAAGAGAGAAGACGCTACTGCTACAGCAGGAGAAAATTCGGCATCTTGTCTATTTCAGTTCGCTCAGTATTTTCTATTCTGATACGCGCTATGCGCAGCACAAACTGGAAATGGAAACGCGGGTCAAAGCGCACTTTCCACGATATGCCATCATTCGATTGGGCAACATCACGTGGGGCACAAATCCTCATACCATCATTAATAGTTTCCGTGCGCAGATTCGAAGGGGCGAACCCTTGGTCATTCGGGATGCCTATCGGTATGTGGTAGACCAAGGCGAGTTCCTCTATTGGGTGTCTATGATCCCATCGTGGCCCTGTGAGATAAGTATTACTGGGCAGCGGTTGTCCATTGAGCAGATTGTAAAAAAATATGGATACGAATGAATACTTACTGAACGCCTTTCGGGATCAGCCGGGGATATCGGAAGTTAACCTGGCCGGATACGCGCCAATCGACGTACCATTTATGGATCGCGATGGGTTGTCGGCTATCTTTCATGGTTTGGGGTTTACCTCCGGCGCAGAAATTGGCGTCGAACAGGGTGTCTTCTCTGAAAGTCTGCTGAAAGACAATCCCGGCTGTAAGCTCTATGCGGTTGATGCGTGGAAGGCCTATCGCGGTTATCGAGACCACACGCGACAGGGAAAATTGGATCGATTTTACGAAAGCACCAAAACGCGACTGGCCTCATACAACGTGGAAATCATACGGAAGTTCAGCATGGATGCGGTCAAGGATTTTGCCGATCGCTCACTGGACTTCGTGTATATCGACGGCAATCATGACTTCTACCATTGCACCAATGATATCTGTCTGTGGTCGAAGAAAGTGAAGGTGGGTGGGATTATCGCGGGGCATGATTACGTGCGATACAATCACCAGAAGGGTACCACGTGTCACGTGGTCGATGTCGTCAATGCATACACTCGCGCTATGGATATCCACCCGTGGTTTTTGCTCGGAACACAGGACCGTACATATATCTGGTCCAATCCATAAACAAACATCTAAATAGAGATACTTATGGCTATAGTTAGCACCCTCTTAACCTCTGACACTTTCCGCACGTGGCTAGAACGCACCAATACTGTTATTGACCTTCTTAATAGCAATACAGTCATTGCGGGAGTAAATGCCACAGGAACGTTCGTCGTTGCCAATGGCACCTCAGACATCACATCAACTCTGACAATCCATCACGCGACGGGAGGGCAGACCCACGCAAACTCGACTGGTCTGTTTATCTCCGGCAATACGACCTTTAGTGGTCAGAATTTCACCGCGAATGCGTCGAGCAATGTGTTCACGGTGTCCAGTAATACGACACTGTTGGAGTCGGTGGGTGGGACCACGATTAATTCTGCGTTGGTGGCGAGTAAAACGCTGGCGGTGACTGGCAATACAACCCTTTCTGGCGCTAATCTCGACGTAACGGGTATGGCGACCTTTAGTTCGAATGTCGCTGTCGCGAATAATCTCGTCGCGTCCAATACGGTGTATGCGAAGGCGGTGCTGTTCAGCGAAACGGGCGCGGTCGTGTCTGCTGTGCTGTCCTATACCACAGACAACTATACTGTCACTGGCCTAGCTGACGCCTCGGTCTTACAGATCAATGCAGACGCGCGGAACATCGAACTGACGGGATTGACGGCGCCCACAAATCTGACCACCTTGGCGAGTGGAGGTAACGGCGCGAAAGTGCTCTACCTGCAAAATACCGGAGGCACCTACAAGATTACCTTGTTGCACGGGTCTGCCTTATCTACAGATGTGAATCGGTTCGTGGGGGTGGGTAATGAACATGTTGTTATTCCTGCCGGCGGTGCCGCAACCCTGCTGTATACCGTTGCGGAATCCCGATGGAGGGTTCTCGGACAAGTCGAACCGCACATTACTCGCGAACAGACTGCTGCGTCTGCTGCCACGCTTACACCGAATGCGGACGAGGACGACATTTGTACGCTGTACCAGCAGGCCGGACCTCTTACTATAGCCAATCCCTCGCCGGCGTATACGGCGATACAGGGGCAGAAGTTGATTATCCGTATCACGGACGACGGCACTGGTCGGGCGATTACCTGGGGATCTGAATATCGCGCAATCCAGTCATCGTTGCCGACCACAACGACTGCGGGTAAGATCCTGTATCTGGGCTTTATCTATAACAGAGACAACCTCGGGCCATACTCAAAATGGGATCTGGTCGCGAATGCGCAAGAAGCCTAATTCGTTTCAGCGCCTCTTTCAGTACATGTCGATGATGAGTGTTCAGAGTAAGCTATGGCAGTAACAATTAATTACCTCGTCATCGGCGGCGGCGGTGGCGGCGGAGGAGGCTCCGACAACACAAGCGGTGCCGGTGCCGGCGCCGGTGGCTTCCTTGAAAGCTCGTTCTCCTCCGAGGGCGGAGATTACGGCATTACTATTGGCGCCGGCGGCGCTGGCGCCCAGTACAGCGGCAGTGCGTCCATCGGCACCTTTAATGCTACCACTGCAACCGGTGGTGGCTATGGCGCTCGCGGTACCGGCGGCGGGTTCAACGCTGGCGCCGACGGTGGTTCTGGTGGTGGTGGTGCCCGAGGTGGTGTAGGTGGTTCCGGTACGGTGGGTCAGGGAAATGACGGTGGCGATTCACAACAACCTACGGGAAGTTTTCCTGACACAGACGGCCGCAGCGGTGGCGGAGGAGGCGGCGGCGCGGGGGCTGCTGGTTCGGATGCGTCCGGTGGCGACCCGATTGCCGGATACTACCTTGGTGGAGGTGCCGGCGGTGCCGGTCAAGCGTCTTCGAGGAGCGGGACTTCCGTCTACTACGCGGGCGGCGGCGGTGGGGGCGGCGCCGGCACGAGCCGCGCCGGTGGAGCAGGCGGCGGTGGCGATGCTGTAGATGGAGATGATGGTGGTAATGGTGATACCAACAGCGGTGGTGGCGGCGCTGGTGGCTCCTCAAGTGGTAGTGGGTCGGGAGGTCAAGGTGGGTCCGGCATTATCATTATGAGTTATCTCACGACCGCAATGACAGCGACCGGTGGTACCATAACCACCAGCGGCAGCAGTACCATACACACCTTCACCTCGTCGAGCACATTTTCAATTACAGATATGTCGGGGGTCAGTCCGTCAAGTTCTATCTCGTCCAGTCTGTCGGCATCTATCAGTCCGTCGGCATCGATCAGCCCGTCGAGTTCCGCGTCGGCATCAATTAGTCCGTCGGCGTCCATCAGCCCGTCAGCGTCGATTAGCCCATCAGCGTCGATTAGCCCGTCGGCATCCGAATCACCGACAATCAGCCCGTCGTCGTCAGGCAGCCCGTCAGCATCACCCTCACCGTCAGCCGGTCTTGCGCCGACCTTGTCGAGCATATCACCCGCACGAGGCGAGCATGAATCGACAGTGGCGGTAACACTGACAGGCACGAATTTTACATCGGATTACTATCCCTCTGGCCAACCGGAGATGGCGATCAATTTCTACGGATCGAATGTGAATGTGGAGAATATCGTGGTGGTGAGCAGTACCACGATAACCTGTGATTTTGTGATTTCGGCGGTCGACCCGCTCTCGGTTAACAACATCGGCCAGCGAAATGTTACGGTATCACACACGGGAGGCACCTCAGGCATACAAACATTCACGGTCGGTTTCCCGTCAGACTTTTTGGTGTTCTTCGGCTAATCTAAATACTAACATCCATGTAATAAGAGCAGAGACTATATGAGAATAATTAAAGCAATCTGCAAGTTTTTTGGAATCAAAATACTAGCAGACGTAGAAAGTCCCAAGGACGTTCCGAACGTAGAAAGTCCCAAGGACGTTCCGAACGTAGTCGATATAGGTGCGGACCTATTCGAACAAGATTGCGAACCTCGCGAATCAATTGTGGGAAGTTCCGAGGACATTTTTGACTTGCTGACCACTATCGACACGCTGTATAGAGAAGAGCTACATCGGGGGCCCCGCGGCGCAGACAATACAGGCAGGTCCGTACTACTGCGGAAGGCGATGGTGGACGGCTGGACGGCCACAGACATGCGTGCATGGCTGCGCGCCAGTAAGGAGTGGAAGCGAAAGCACCCCGGCTTACAACTATCAGTCGATGAACACATGGAACGGCACGACCACGGCATGAACAATGATTTGCCGTGGCCACGCGCAGAGGTTCCCACCCCAGAAGCGCGTAACCGCGCCGCGAAAGGGTTTTCTCGACTTGAGTCGAAGATGTTTGCTGATGACAATGGAGTTTATCCGGCTATCGGTGCGACGTACATGTATGCCGTGAGGTCCGCAGAGGTTGATGAAGCGCGACTCATTCGAAATTTAGATTGGTTGTCTCAGAACGGATGCAATTACATTCGCATACTGTTGATGGTTGGGACGCCTCCGTATTGGTCCTTCGAGATTAAGCCACGGTCGTGGGATGCATACCACCGCGTGATGGAGTTGGCGTGGGAACGCCGCATGCGCACGCAGCCTGTTATTTTCGCTGATGCGAAGAACATGATGCCAAGCGGGGCAGATCGGGAGAAGTTCGCGGAAGAGGTAGCGCAATTCTGCAACGACCGTCGAGAGATGGTGCAGTTCATTGAAGTGGCGAACGAGGCCGAAATGAACGGCGTCAGTATGGACGAGTTGACTCGGTATTGTGAGATTCTGTCGAAGAGTACGGACATTCCGTTTGCTGCAAGCTCGCCGACCGGGAGTCATGAAGAGATTGATGGGCTGGAGAGGTTGTATCGCGATCATGGCTGCCGTTCGCCGATTGCGACCCCGCATTTTGATCGCACCGAGTGGGAGGATGGATATCGTATCATTCGCCAACCGTGGCACTATCAGTACGCGGGGGACTCCAGTTATATGCCTCGCGTCTTCGTGAATAATGAACCGGCTGGGTTTGGTCCGAATTCTGGCGGAATGTCGATTCCAGAGCATTTTGGTATGGGGGCTCTGTATACATTCTTGAGTGGGGGCGCTGCCTTCTGCTTTCACAGCATCCACGGCGTAAAAGGATCTGATAGAGCCAATCAGAACGAATTCGATTTCTGTGATATCCCGCGTGGAGACGAAATGTGGGAATCGATTAGGTCGCTGGTGGCGAACGTGCCGACGAATATCGCCAATGGAAATAGTGCGAATCATCATTGGACGAATCCACAACATCCCCTAGAGCCGACCTTGAATGAACAGATTTGGCCTGATAATTCCAAGAACGGTTTGGTGCGTGCATTTGCCCAGGGGTTTGGACCGGAGTGGTACGTGGGGTTGCTGGGCATTCGTGGATCGGTTGAGTTTGCGCCCAACCGTGATGTCGACGCAACGCTGTATCATCCGATTTCAGGAAACGTGGTGTGGAATCGGAAGATTAGTCAAGGAGAGACAGTCACAGTTGAGCAGGACGGAGAGACGCGCAGTTACCTGCTGAAAACTGTGGATGGTTAACCCACTAACCTAAATACTAACAGTCATGGCCACTCCAACTTCTCGCGACGACTTCAAGGAATACTGCCTGCGGGCTCTCGGCAAGCCCGTCATCCAGATCAATGTGGATGACGACCAGCTAGAGGACCGTCTTGACGAAGCCCTCCGTGTGTATCAACAGTTCCATTACGATGCCATCGTCAAGACGTATATGAACCACGAAGTTACCGCCAGCACGATGCGGTTTGCGTCAGCTACGACTGGTAGTTTCAGCAATGACGAAATCATCGTGGGCGCGACATCGAACACCTACGGACAGGTTGTGTCGACAAGCAACACCACGATGATCAAGTTCTTTACAACGACACAGTCCAACACCAGTGTCGTGGCCGGCGACGGTTATAGTGATACCGCAAAGCGGACGTTCAACGACGGAGAAGTTGTGACGGGGCAGACATCAGGTGCGACAGGCACAATGTTTACCGCGAACGCCACGACCAATGCCATTTCGTTCGGTGATATGGACAACAAATGGTTCAGTGTCGACGACTCCGTGATTGGTATTACTCGCGTGTTTCTTCCCTACGAGGGCGGTGGCAGCCGTTCGCAGGACATTCTGTTCAATCCACAAGCCCAATTCAATATGAGTCTGATGAGTACCTTCAATCAGGGGTCTATCATTCCCTATGTAATGGGGCGTCAATACCTCCAGTTGATGAACGATACCTTTCGGGGTCGGCCGAGTATTCGATGGTCGCGGCATATGAATCGGTTATATGTGGATGTCAACTGGCAAGTGCAATTCGAGCCAGGGATGTGGATTGTGATGGAGGCGACACGCACCATCGATCCCGATACCTTTACAGATGTCTGGGGCGACCGTTGGTTGCAACGATTTACGATTGCACTCATCAAACGTCAATGGGGAATGAACCTAAGTAAATATGGCGGTGTGGCGCTGCCTGGTGGCGTGACATTGGATGGAAGAGCGATTCTCTCTGAAGCCAATCAGGAGGTCAAAGATTTAGAAGAAGAAGTGCGGGAGACATATCAAGAGCCTGTCTCATTTATTGTAGGCTGATTATGGCCGTCAATCGATACTTCAATCAGACAGCATTCGCGCCGGAACAAGACCTCCTACAGGACTTGACGGACGAAAGCATTCAAATTTACGGGCACGAGACCCATTATATTCCTCGCGATGTAGTGGATATGGATACGTTCCTCGGTGAAGACCCGTTGGCGGCCTTCACGACGACCTATCCCGTCGAGATGTATCTCAAGTCGGTGGAATCCTTTCAGGGGTCGTCAGAGTTAATCAGCAAGTTCGGATTGCACATCGACGACCAAGCAACCTTCCTCGTCTCGACACGACGCTTCGACGCCGCGGTCGTGGATGCGGTTGACTCCGCACAGACAGTGATCTCGCGCCCGCGAGAAGCGGACCTCATTTATATCCAGATGAATGAGAACAATCGATATTTGTTTGAGATCAAATTCGTAGAAGACAAGGAACATCTCTTTCAGTTAGGGAAACTCTATACCTATGAGCTACGTTGCGAACTGATGAACTTCACCAACGAGAAGGTCGATACGAATGTGGATGACATCGACGCGGTCGCGCAACGTGAAGCCTATACCATCAGCATCACGATGGACGCGGGTGGAACCGGCACGTATGTCGTAGGCGAATCTGTGTATCAGGGGAACACGACCTTGGCAACAGCGACCGCATCCGCAGAGGTCTATACGTGGACCGCCTCGACCCGCGTACTTGAAGTGCAACGTGTGGTGGGCGCTTTTGCAGGCAGTACGGTGGTCAAAGGAGATACCAGTGCCGCACAGTGGACCACAGTGACAGCCGCGGCCGAGACAGCACCAACCATTCACGACCCAATCTCGGATAATGAATTCCTGCAAGGGAATCCCTTGAACGTGGTGAAGTCTCGCGGCACGCATATGCTAGAAGACTGATGGATACGCATTTCAAACATCTGTTATTGCGGCGCTATCTCCTGTCATTTGGATCGTTGTTTGACAACATCACATTGACACGGGAAGATACCGCTGGCGATGAAGTCTATCGACAGATTGTGCCGTTGGAGTATGGGCCAAAAGAACGTTGGCTCACGCGCTTGACGCAAGACCCGGACCTTAAACAAGGTGTCGGGCAGGTCGTGCCGCGTCTCTCCTACGAGATGTCTGGGATAGCCTATGACTCCACTCGTAAACTCAATACTCTTGAGAAACTAACCTACGCCGCGTCATCGTCAGACGACCGCGGGCGTCTATATGTCGGGACACCGTATACTCTGACCGTCGGTCTGTCCATCCTCACAAAACTGCAACAGGATGGTATGCAGATCGTAGAACAGATTCTGCCCTATTTCACACCAAACTATACGATTGCGATAGAACCACTGGCTAACTATCCCACTTTAGTGGATGTTGTGCCTATCGTTCTGCAAAGCGTATCGCAGACAGATAACTATGAAGGCAGTTTTGAGGAACGACGTATCATTGTGTGGGATTTAGAATTCTCGATGAAGGTGTATTTCTACGGGCCGGTGAAAGATAAAGCCCGTATCAAAAAAGTCATTGTTGATCTGTATAATTCAAGCAGCGACGACCTGGCTGCTCCGAATGCGAATGCGTCATCGCCACAAATTGCGATTACCGTAGTGCCGTCGGTGTCGGTATCCGCATCGGCCAGCCCGTCGGACGCAGAAACATCTGTGATCAATGCCAGAGAGGCAGCAGTCACCACGATCATCGAAGACTTTGGGAAGTTTGCGCCATCGACATCGCCGTCAGCATCACGCAGTCCGTCAGCGTCACGGAGTCCGTCAGCGTCACTCAGCCCGTCGGCGTCCATCAGCCCGTCGAGTTCTGTGTCCGCATCGCGCAGTCCGTCAGCATCACGCAGCCCGTCAGCGTCGCGCAGT